AGTAATTTAAAGGCAATAGTGGATAGAATAAACGCCAATAATAGCAAAAGAGAACTAAGAATAAGGTATGAGTATTTTAACGGGGAGGATTGGGTTAAGTTCAGTACGTTTTGTAGTCCATCCCTTAATGATATTATTTCAGATTTTTCTAATGAACAAAAACTATATGACCGATGAAAAAAGAACTAACTAAAAAACAAAAAGTGTTACAGTCATTACTTGCATTAGGTATAATCGCCTTTTGCTTATTTGCTGATGTTATATGGGATGCTATCTTTTAAACAAAAAAAACTTAAACAAAATGAAATTAGAAGTAAAAGAAACAACTAACCACCCTAAGTACGGTAATTACTTTGAAGTAATGAAAGACGGATTATGTATTGAAACATATTACTATGGAGGCGCAAGAGCAGAAACAAGAGAACAGCAATTTGAAAAAGCGAAATTACATTTCAATTTACTGAAAGAAGCCCCCGTAACTAACGAAACTATAATCCTATCCGAAGAATTATGACCCCACACGAAAGAAAAAACAAAGCATGGTCTTTATACATACTAACAGGAGAAGATAAGAATAAAGTAAATAAAATGATAGTAGGAGAAACAAGTTATAAGAAAGTAGTACAGTTAGTTAAAAGACGTAAACTACCCACGCCTAAAGGCGGTGGGCTTTAAACCTCAATACGAATGCAAAACGCAATACATATCAGATTTTTCGGGGCGGTTTACAGCGCGCCCCCATGCAGCAATATTTCGCGCGGCATTTATATCCGCATCACTAATATTACTACAATTTGTACAAGAAAAGTTCTTGCCTTTTCTAAAAGAGTTTTCCTTTGTTCCAATATGGTTACACGAACTGCACGTCTGACTGGTGTATGCAGGAGGAATAGCAAACAACCTTACCCCGCTACATTTAGCCTTATACGTCAAAAACAGCCTAAGTTGGTGAAAACTCCAACGGTGGAGTTCCGTTTTTTGCTGCTTACTTTTGGGCTTTGCAGTACTTCTTATGTTAGTCAAGTCTTCAATAGCAATGCCTTTATTCTCTTTTTTTGCTTTTGCTACTATTTGCTTGCTAATCGTGTGGTTATTAATGGATACAAACCTGCGCTCTCTACCACTAAGCCGTTTCAGGAGTTTTTTAGCCCCCTTTGTGCCTTTGCTTTGAACGCTTGCTCTTACTTTAGAATATTTTTTCCGTACACCTTTCAAGGTGGCGGAGTTAAAAGATGTGCCATCAGACATAACAGCTATATCTGTTTGTCCAAAATCTACACCTATAAAGTCCTCAATATCTTCAATAGGTTCGTCGGGAGCTTCCACAGTCTGGAAAAGATACCATTTACCTTTCTTAAACACAAGATCAGCTTCGCCCTTGATGTAAGGTATAAGGTTTTTATTGTGGCAGACATAAGGCATAGATTGCCTACCGCCTATACACCATATAGAAACGGTCTGGTCTTTGTAGCTAAGTATTCGACTATCATACGCAATGCTGCCAGTGGGCTTAAATACCCTCTTGGGGCTTTTACTTATTTTATAAGAATCAGAAACTTTACTGATACATCGTATAACCAATTGCGCGCTAAGATTAAAAAAAGACTTCACAACGTGATAGGTTTCTTTGTGCAGTTTAAACTGATTAAATATACGCTTAGAAAAGGCGACATCCGAAATCGCATTGCAAGCGGCATTTGCCTCTTTAAGAGTATTGTAAAGCAATACCTTCTGATTGGCATTTGGCAACAATTTTATCTGCAATGTGAGTTTCATTCAATAAAATTAGTTCATACATTTGAATTGAAAAAATATTAGGCAACTATACCCAAATACACGCAACTAAAAAAATAGTTAAATGACTGACGCACTAAAAAATTTTATAAAGGGTGCTTTATTCGGTGCTGCTATTTGCTTTCTCTTTTTCTTAGTTCTGTTTATTCAAAATTTTTTTTAACTACATACCAACATGGATACACAAACCCTAAACTGGCTAACAGAAACCATTAAAAACACCCAATCCAAAGAGCAGTTAATAAACATTGCTACTACTTTAGAATGGATGGCGGGAATAGATATGACTGATGAAACCTACCAAAGCCTTATTCAATCAGTAAATGAAAAACTAAACTCATGCAATCAGTAGTAATAGGTATATTGATTATTGCTTATTTAATTTACTTAGGATATACTCAAAACAAAAACACCCATGAAACTAACCCTTAAATACTATTGGTTTATTCTATGCTCTTTAATACATATACTATTAGAGTTTGAGAATAGTATGTGGGAAAGATTTAATGAATGGCAGGAGTTTAGATAAGGGGGTTATTTTAAGTTATATTTAATTTTCTTTATTAACAATAGATGTTACATTTGTTCTCACAAGATATTTGAAATAGTTGCAGTAGCTGCCAGTTTCCATAACATTGTAAAGTCAGTGCAGGGGAAGGCTAAAAAGACGAATTAACGATACTGGCTACTGCAATAACACAGGTTCGCTGGTGGCGGGCAAATTCTGAATTGAGCGACACATGTAGTCGTATAGGTTGCTCTGTAGTGCGCACTATTTAGTAAATACTCCCGTTAAGTGATTAGCTTATTGACTTAGCAAGGCGTTCAGAAAATAAGCTTAGTTGTAATGATGCCAAAGCGGATTAATTCCGTGGAGAGAGTTGGCTGCACGGTGGTTCGAGTCCACCCTTTACTTCCGCCCTCCTGCCCGGCGGCCTGTGTTTTATCTTTGTAAATTTAAATTTTATGAGATACCAATGCGTTGAAATTAGGTTTAATTTTTGGGATGGCAACACTGAATATACAGTACAATATTCTTATGGAATTAGTATGTGGTTTATTTTCAATAACAAAGAAACATCGGATGCTATATACAGTAAAGCAGATACTAAAACCAAGTTTTTTAAAATAAATAGGTATAAGGCAGAAGAGGTATTATTGTTTTACTTGAATAGCATGTAACTAACCCATAACCAATGACCTGCAATCATAATTACGTGCCCACAGATTCACAATGGATGCGGTGTACCGAGTGTGGCCAATTAAAACCATTAAACACAATGAAGAAACTACTATTTTCATTGCTGATTGGATTGGTAACGAACGCATCTGGCGACTATAGACAAAATGTAGATATTTTTAAAAATATGCTAAAAAATGTTGCACCATGAAACACCACTCTCCTAACTTCCTATCAAATATGGAAGAAACAGAAAACGCAACCTTTGACCGGGGCGCAACAATTAAATGGACGCTTATACTGATCGTTACTTTTTTGATTGGTATATTGGCTACCTCCTGCACCAAAGAAGTAAGTAAGCCTATTAAGTTTCGCCCTCCCACCCGCCAGTTAAAGACACATACCATTACAGCTAAGCTATGGCAGGCCCAACAATCATGGGGTAAAGGGTGGCTTATTCAGGTAACGATGGAAAAGAAAGTAACCGATACAACAAGGGTAACGATTGCTTGGAAGGATGACGCTACGGCTTACTCACCTACCTTAACTGTTTATCCGGGGTTCCAACAGGTAACCGCCGCAATATGGTGGGAAGCAAAAGGCAATTACAGAGATGTGAAATTATTGAATGTGGAAGGTGAGAAAAATGTATTTTATACAATAAAAATAGTACCATGATAGCCTACATCATTATTCCTGTCTTACTATTCGGATGGGTACTTATCTGCCGTGATATTTTAAAAGAAAAAGGAAACACCGGTGATGAACTCGATACCAGTGTACTACATGATAACCATTTTGATTAATAAATAAAAACACAGTTATGGGATTCTTTTCAAACTTAATAAGCGCAACGGTTAAGACAGCCTTAACGCCAGTCGCAATAGTAAAAGACGCTGTCTCCTTAGTTAAAGGCGAAGACCCCGATGCCACAAAAGAATTATTACAATCTGCTGGCGAAGATTTAACAAATGCTGTTGATGATGTCACAGGCGGATAACCCCCTGTTTACCTAACCCAAAAAAAGCCTCGTATAGACATACGGGGCTTTACCTTTTAACCTATGAAAAAACTATTTTGAATACAATTCCGCTTCCGCCTTACGCCTTAACTCCAACCCTTTAAGTACCTTACCGCCTGCTTTTACCCACTTCATAAATTCATCCGGTATGCTTGGGTCGAACTGGTTTAATTTAACCTTTTTCAAAAGCGTAGAGCTTTTCAAAGCACCAATCCCAAGATTATAAGCAAACGACAATAAAGCATCAAATTTATTCTGCTTAATATCATCTGGAAGTATTGTGGCTATATTGCCTGAGCGTTTAGCCAAGTCTTGCATTAAATATTCCTGTGCTTGCTCCAATGTGCAGGTGTCGCCTTGTTTTACTTTAGTTCCATCCGGGTACATCGTAGACCCGTAGCCTATTGTCCACACCTTAGCCGAACACTGGTAGGCCTTCAATCTCAACCCCTCGAATTTCTTGATGAGTTCTAAACAGTCGTTTGATGGAGTCATAACAATTTTTTAAATGAAGGCAAAGACCTTATCCCGTGGGTAATGAGCAGTACAGCTATCAGTCCCCATACTCCCCAACCTAACTGCTTTTGGCGTTTTTGTGCCAATACACGGGCTGCGTGTTCGGTCGTCCTGTCTTTATCCAGTTGTGTTATTTGGCCTCGCTGATGCGCCTCCCTGCCCCGTGCACCGTGTAAGCTGTCCTGTAGCTCATAGATGGCTTTATTATCAACGATGTATTTAGTTACAGTATTGGTTTTGGTTTGAACTATCCGGACAGTGTCCGGACGCACCAAAGTATCCGTTTTGCCGGGTAGTAAGGTTGTGTCTGAAAGGATCAAAACCTGTGTTTCACCAAGGATAGTATCGTTGGTGCACGGATTAATCTTCCGCCACTTGTCCCCGATTGAGCGGAACATTGCGCTGTCCGTTAACACAGTCTGGTAGACGGCTTCTTTTTTCTTGGCCATCTTTGCGGCGGAGGAGCATCCATATAACAGGAACGCAACGAGTAAAATAAAAGCGATTGCTACAGTAAGGTTTATAACAAACCTTACTGCATGCGGGTTTGGTGTTTTTCTCATGGTACTGGTTTAGGGTTGTTTTGGTTCCTTTTTCAGAAACTTACCCCCGCTGTTTTCCAAAACTGCTTTCAATACATAGGAAAGTCCAGCGGTAAGCCCAATAATGGCGTGAGCCTTAATGGATGAAACTGTAGGCAGCTGACCTGTGTTTAATACTTCAATAATGCCAGTGAGAGAGGCAGTTAAAAATGCCATCAGAAACCCGTGTGCCAAGTCGCGCATGTTGATGCGCAGGAATTTTGAGTTGTTCATATTGTTTTATTTTATACTGTGTGTAACTTCCTTAAGAAGTTCGTTGAATTTTTCATTCATCAGTTCTATTTTATCAAGGATAGTGTCAAACTTTTCATCCTGCTTTCCTTCTGTTCGTTGCAACTGCTTTACTTCAATTTCAAGTGCTTTCAATCGAATGTGCGTATTCACATAAAATCCTATTGATGCGACTACAATAAATCCAATGCAGGAGAGTATGGCCGTAACTAATGTGTCTGGTAGAATCTGTTGCATGTTAATTCAATGATTAATGATTAATTAATTTTTTGGTTTTGGATTTTCCTGTTCTTTAGGCTTATCGGCAGGCTGCATGATCTGTGCGCTTTGCTGTAGGAACATGAGTAATTCCTTTGATGCACTTTTGCTGTCAACGAGCTGATCAATTTTGAACATAAGTGTTCTGAACTGGCCTATTGTCATTACTACCGCTATAGTAGTGTCCTTTGGGGTGGTTATCGTTGGATAGTCGCCAGGTTTCGATGTAAAAGAATTTGCTGTGTTTTTCTCCTGCGCATTCACATTGGTTGAAATTAAGAATGCTGCGAAAATGATTGCGATTGTTTTTTTCATGGTACGTTGTTTTTTTTATTGTGAATTATTGTTTCCTGATTCGTGTTTTTCTCGTCAAAATAAAATCATCAATAATTGAACGACTGCGAATAAACTTATTGGCTATCCTTGCAGGTACCGTCATATTTTCCTGCATTACGATTTTTCCGGTCTGGTCGTAGTATTTAACGAGTAGTGTCATGGTGCTATTGGTGTCTGCATTGCGCCAATAGTCGAAGTCAATAGACACTATACTATCGCCTTCAATGTTAGCTACTATCGGTTTGATACGCAGCCGGGTTGTGTCTGCGTGGGCTGATAAAACCATTGCAGCCATTAAGACTGTGAGTATTGTTTTCATCTGATTAATGTGTGAAATTTTTGATTACAAAATCGTTGGGTAGTTCCAGTATATGATCGCTTGCATTACTTCTGTTCGTGTAGAAATAAGGGTCTTTTTTTGATGAACGAACTACCCTAACATTCGATTTTAATACGTTTGGGTGTATAGTAAATGAATTATTATCCATTTCGGTGTATATGATATAATTTCCCAAATCATTAAATCTTACCAAAAAGGCTTTATACCCATAGTAAACCTCATTTGATATAGTTTCATTTTCTTTTATTGGTGTTTCAAACTGTTTTGTACAACCGAATAGCACAAACAAGCTGATAATAAATAGATACTTTTTCATCTTCTTTTTTATTTAAAATTAATTACAACCACCTGCATGATAGGATATACAATACCAGGCTGTTCCATTTGATCTATAAACTGCTGCTGCATGACACGGCAAACTTCCACCGTTTTCAGAACTACCTAACGTAACACCTGAAATAGTAATTACAGTACCAAGTGTATTGCTTGTTCTTTTTATTGTAATTGTTCTTCCTGTATTGCCAATGGCAGAAGGTAGTGTTATGGTATAGGTATCGCTACTTGCATATACAGTTCCTACGTCGCTTGCAACGGTATATGTTGTAGAGACGCTAACTACTTTTTCAGCGTAGGTTGTTGCCGTTACACTACTACTAAATGTAGCTGCGCCTGAATTAGCAATACTCAAAGCTGACGTTGCTGCTGATGTTCCTACTCTAACTGTATTGATGTCTATATCAGCACCTATAACAATATTATTACTTCCATCTAAAGTTATACCTGAACGATATGCAGTATTTCCGGCGTTTCTAAAATTGACACCGAAAGTATTCGGCACTAACAACGAGCCGCCAAACAAAGCCACACTCCCATTCACCTGCACTCTACTGCTTCCATCGTCTGTGGTTGTTCCGACAAGTAAGCGACCTGCATCTGTGAGCCTCATTGTTTCTGTTCCGGCGTTGTTACTAAATAGCAGGTCGGGTGTAAGTGAATTTGTGATGCCCAAGTAATATGCATTAGCCCCTGCTCGTGAAATACCTATTGAATAATTTTCGTTTGATGTCTCAACATATAGCCGTCCACCAACAATTTTTGTTTTGTAAGATCCAGGATCAGTAGTGCCTATACCTATGTTGCCGCTTCTTAAAAATGTAGCAATAGGCGTATTGAAGATTATTCCACCTGCTGCTGTGGATGCCGTGATTTCAAAAGCATCGTTTACATTATTTTGCGCCCCTAATAAAAAGGCATATTTAGTTGAACCAGTTCTTAAAACTACACTTCCTGCGCTTGCCGTAATACCTGCATCACCAATAGTCGCTGTTGATGTATTAGAACCGCCTACCTGTAATGCACCCTTAAGAGATACATTACCTGTTCCAGTTGATACTATTATTGAAGGAGTGTTATTAGCACTCATATCGTCTGATAATACCCAGTTATTGCCATACGTTGATGTACTACTACCCATTCCCCAATACCAGCTGTTTCCGAAAGTAGAAACAGAGAAAAAAGCCCTTGCAGATGCGCCATTGAAAGGGTTATTAACGTTAGAACTTATAGTCGAGTTGGTACTTTGTGACGTTGACAATATGGGTGAGAAATAAATATTAGCGGGGCCGCCTCCGAAAATAGCTGTCGTACCACTCAAAGCACCTGATAATGTCACTGCCTGATTAGCTGCAATACCTAAGGCTGTTGTTCCGCCAATATTCAATGATATTGTTCCTGCACTACCAGATGTACCTAATCCACTACCTGCCACTCCTGATTGGATAACTACATTTCCTCCATTACCATTAGTACTACCCGCAGGAGCATCTCCACCTGCACCTGCTACAAGACTTACCAATGATCCTGCACCGGCTATTTGCCCTGTTGTGCCAGTGGTATTACCGCCCTTACCGCCTGTGGCATTCAGAATGCTCGTAGCGTCCGTACCATTAGTCGCGACGGGTGAAGGTTGAACACCTGATAATGCTGCTGATATTGAAGTATGGCCCCCATTAAATGTTACCGCAGTTGTAGTACTTGACCCCCTTCCAGTAACAGTAGCGAGTGTTTCCCCGGCGGCTGTTCCTGTTATGTTTATTCCCCATGTTCCAGAAGCATTTGTTCCTGTGGTAGATGGGGCTCCTATAGTATTATAACTGATTGTCTGTGCTGTACCACCATTGAACGTTGTTCCACTGACTGCACCAGCACCACTATTGCTCATTGTTAATGCAGCTGTGGTAGACGCTGCTATTGTAATATCTGCGCTACCATTGAATGATACGCCGTTGATTAATCTCGCAGTCTGTAAGGTAGTTGCTGTAGTAGCGTTACCTGATAGAGCCGCAGTAATAGTACCCGCAGCAAAATTACCGGAAGCATCTCTCGCAACTAATGTAGATGCCGTGTTTAATGAGGTTGCATTAGTTTCTAATGTAGCCGCTCCAGTACCGTTATAAGACCCACCTGTAAGATACGTACCGAAGGTGAGAGATGGTAGAGTTCCGCCTAATGCTGTTCCTGAAATTGTACTATTAGCAAGCATGGCATTCGTTACTCCACCTGTAGCAATTGATACAGTAGAAGCTGCGCTGTTATTGAATGTTCCTGCATTTAACCCGGCCCCGAATGTTAGGGCATTTACTAAGTTACCTGTATACGAGGCCCCACTAACCGCTCCATTAACATCTACGGTAAATAGATTAAGAGTACCTGCTGTATTTTGTCCTTGGATAAGAAAACCAAGAGGCCCTGTATCTGTGTTTCTCTTAAGATAGAGAGCAACGCCTGTAGCACTATTTGTGTTTTCTGTTGCAGCAAGATTAGAAGATGCTGTTACGCTACCAGGCGCAATAAATGCAGTTGGGATAGATAGTGTTACACCGCCTGTCGATGCTGATGCTGTAATTTGATTGGCTGTTCCTGTAATAGAAGTAACACCGGCATTTGTAATCGTTACATTGCCCGTTGCTCCTGATACTGTAATACCCGTGCCAGCTACATTTGATAATACCCCTGTATTCGCAATAGTTACAGCAGCAGACCCATTATATGATGTGCCTGATAAACCTGTGCCAATTGTTAGGGATGGTAAAGTGCCGCCAAGAGCTGTACCTGAAATCGTAGAGTTAGCCAGCATGGCATTTGTTACACCGCCCGTTGCAATAGACACTGTTGCTGCTGCACTGTTGTTATAAGAACCAGCGTTTAATCCAGCACCAAAAGTTAATGTATTTATAAGATTACCAGTATACGAGGCACCACTAACCGCTCCATTAACATCCACTGTAAATAGGTTAGCTGTTGCTGCTGCATTTTGAGATTGTATAATATAACCTAATGGGCCAGTATCTGTATCTCGTTTTAAATAGAGAGCAACACCTGTAGCACTATTTGTGTTTTGTTTTGCAATTAAATTTGAAGTGGCCTTAATATATCCAGGCGCAATAAACGCAGTAGGAATAGATAGTGTAACACCTCCTATTGATGCTGATGCAGTAATTTGATTGTCTGTTCCAGAAATCGAGGTAACACCTGCATTATTTAATGTAATACCTCCCCCAAGAGATACCAAACCACCACCACTCAATCCTGTTCCAGCATTTACTGTAATTGAACTATTAGCCAAATAGGCATTAGCAATAGCAGTTCCATTCCACACCCCTGTTGTAATAGCTCCTAATGTAGTTGTATTTGTAGTACCCGCATATTTATTCAATTGATTCAGTACGTTATCTTTTGTGCTTATTGTAGAAGATGTGTCTATGGCTAACGTACCTGTTGTGGTTATAGTACCCCCTGTTATACCTGTACCGTTATTGGTGGCTATGCTTGTTACTGTTCCTGAACCATCAAGTAAGTTTTGGAAAAAGCTACTTGAATTTCGTCTTACCCAAAAGTTATTATTAAAATAAAAAATACAAGCCGTATCAGAGGGTCTTGCTGTTGCAGTATCTCTAAATTGTACCCATACCGCAGGAAATCTAACCTGTGAACTTGTAGGGCTTGGCTGTGCCTTTGCTATAAGTGAGATTAAAACAAATAAGACTGTAAGTAACTTTTTCATTGTTATATTTTAATATTTTACTCTTACTTCCCCTGTTGCTGTTCTGTAAAGTGTTCCTGTTGCTAAACTTGCTGCTGCCGTGTTATCCGCAAATACAGGCAAGTTGGGTAGCCTGAAACTTCCATTAAATACGTTTGTATCTACTGTTCCTTGTTGGTAAACCCCATATTTATTTATAATGTTCCCACCATTACCAAATTCATCACTGCTATTTACAAGTAATTGATAATGGTTTGTTCGTTCGATGGTAGCAGTAGAACCGCTTACTTTGAATATTCCATTTATCATTATTCCAGCACTATTTGTTAATCTTCCATTTACAGAACCTTCATCAAAATTACCTGCGATTATGGCGGATGCCGCCTTTATTCCGCCCGAACTTGCACTTGTTACTAAAGAGTCTGTCCCTGCTCCACTAAATTTAGAAAAAGCAGAAAACAAAGCGCCTCCAAATGGCGTATTCCCATTTACCGTTGTTACTCCTGAAAATGTAGGATGCCATTCTATTGGCAGAGTTGAAAAAGATGCATTACTTGTTGGAAGCGTCCCCGAAAAAGTAGAGTTGTTTGTAATCCCCAATGCGTATTCTGTTCCACTTGTATAAGTATGAGATGGTAATGATATATAAGTAGTCCCACTGATAGTTAAAGATGCAATTAGGGATGTTGTACCCAACCCTACTCCTACCCCATTATCATACAAAAGACTTGTTCCCAACGTAGTAGCAGATGCGTATTTTGTTAAGTAGTTAGTCGTACCGCTAATTGATGGAATCAGAGCCGCTAAACTATCAATACCTTTTTTTCTCCATAGTCTTGTTGAAATATTTAAAGTATCTATCAATAAAGTCCCCGTAGTAGTTATCGTTCCCCCACTTAAACCCGTACCATTATTAGTTGCTATGCTTGTTACTGTTCCGCCCGTATATTTACTGTTTGCCAATGTCCTAATGGCTGATATAGAATCTAAAAATCTATTATTTAAAGGTCTTGCAGAAAGCATGGTTGCAGTATCACTTATCTTCAATCTATTGGATAACATTGTAGCCGTATCACTTATTTTAAGCCTATTGGCTAACATGGCTGCGGTATCTGCAACTAATAAATATAAACCCGATGCTCCCGTAGTAAATTGATTCCATTTATTAGGATTTAATGTTCTAAACCAAAAGGAATTTCCTACTCTAATAATGGAATTATACCTACTCACTACTGAAAAGTTTGCGGCTGTGGTATCTGCAAAAGAATTAAGCCATACCATTGCACTATCAGCACCTAAGCCACCTTTACTTTTATAAAGTGTAGTATTACTACCTATGCTTTGGGTATTTACAAATTGTGCTTTACACAATAAGGTTGCAGCACAAAATAATAATACCAAAAAAAACTTATTCATACTAATAAAATTGTACCGTTAATTGTTCACCTATTATAAATTTGTTCCCTGCTGCTACGGTAAATGTCCCTGTTGCAGAAGTAAATAATACTTGTGTTCCTGTTGGTGTACCCGATGTAATCAATTCCCCACTTCCAATGCCTCCACGTAAAAACAATGTAATCGTCTTTCCCACTAAAGCACCTACTGTTACATTTAATGTATCATTAGCTATTGGATAAATGGTAGTAGGATAAGTAACTGCACTTGAACTACTACTATTATTTTGTACTTGCTCAAATGCTAATGCAGTAACCAAATCTCCTTCTTGTAAAATATACCCACTTGGAGAGAAGTTAAATTGACCAGATGAAGTATTAAATACAAAGTCTGTATTGTACTGATAAGTACTGTTATTAATTACCACATCACTCATATTTTGTAATAAAATCCATGAAGGATTAGATAACGTAGAAGAACCTGCTTCTCCTGCTGTTACAGTATGAATGATATTGTAAGGGGCTAAAAATACAGAACCAGAAGATATAGACGGTAATAAACCACCAGTCCCACCGTATAAACTTTCTGCTTGAAAAGCATACCCACCGCATATAGCGTATAAAAAATTAGAAACAGATGTTAAATATTGATTAGTTGGGTCTTCTTCATTATAATCTTCAACGGATTGCGTACACATTAATATTTTTCTCGGCAAATCAATGTCTTTCTCTGCGCCTTTAGCAATAGCTTGAACGACTAATGAGATGCAGATGTTGGCTATTTCAGTTATATATAATACTGTGTACATTAAAATGAAAGTTGTTGGTTATCTATATAGTATTTTGCTTTGTTGTTACAAATTTGAGCTAATGTAATATCAGAAGCTAATATTACAGCCTCATTACCACCAATGATGTAATTAGTAATATTTGAAAATACCGTAAAGAAATTTGGGTTATCTAAAAATACAGGGTTAGAAGCAGTTGCTTTTAATAATTTATATCTGTAAATACGAGCGTAGGCATTAAAATTAAAGAGAATTGACTTTGTATCTACAACACTACTGCCATTCAAATAAGTAACCGTAATCCATATAGCGTAATCTTTTGTAAGAACATCATAAGTAACTGAATTATTAGAAACCGCCCAATCTAAGTATGTTAAAGTGGAGGTTTGTTTCCCTTTTTCGTCTAAATAGTTTCCATTTGCCAATTTTAATGCAACTAATCTGTTTGTCAATGTAGGTACATTAGTAGAAGCATCTGTAAGAGTTAATTCCGATGGTTTGGTTACAGTTTGCGTAGCTGTAAAAGATGGTGTAAAAGCCATTGTAATAAAGTTTATCAAAACTAATTAAAAATAGCTTAAAATATAAAAAAATCCCCTACTTTTTTGGCAGGGGACTATTTTTTATGTATGTGTTAAATTTAAGCGGGTACGGCTTCTTTTTCTTCTAACTGTTCTTTAATTTTTTCAAGAACATCTTTACCGTTAGGAGATTCATTAAACCACTCACTTAGGGCTTTGAATACATCCCCTCTTAAATCTTTTCTTACTGTTGTAATTAACTGTGTACCAAGCATTACTTCACCGTTTCTCATATCGTATGTAAGGACTTTTTTATCCAATGCTGCTTTGATGTCGGCTTTGAACTGCTTGTTAGGGTCATTATACACCTTTAAGAACTCATCGGGTTTATCTCTTGCAAAGTCTGATACTCTTGCGTGTAGTTCTTCAAAAGTGGCATACTCATTCCAATTCAATGATTTAGCCAATAGTTCGGCTTCGGGCTTTTTAATATCTTTCGCCAATTTAAGGGCTTCAAACAAGATATTGTTTCTGCTTGTAATCGCTACGCTATCTTTTTTAGCGTCAATCAATTTGAATAATGCAGGTTTCGCTGTATCTCTATCTGCACCCAATACCGAAGATTCGTTGTAGTTGCATAACATTAAATATTCGTATAGTTCCTCGTCCCTTGTGTTGCCACCTGTCAATGAAAACTTACCGTTAAAAATACCGCCTAAGTCAAGTCCGGGCATAAAGAACCTTTCTGAAAGTGGCTTATCTCCATCCCAAGCGTCTGCTAAAATAATGTCTTTCCATCCCTTATCACCGTCTTTAACTCTGTCGGTCATAGGAATGTTGCGCTTTGGATAAAGCATAGGCTTTTTTGCTTTTTCAGCAGGGTCGGGGTCGGGATTAGCTAATCCTGTATTCATAATAAAGGTTACAGTTTCCCCATGATTTAGTTTGGGTACTTTGGCTAAAAGTTCTTTTGACAAGTCATTAAACTTTCCGGGAACTACTCTCATATATTTTTGTTTTTGTTATTAAATAGGGTGAGGGAGTTTTATTTCCCCCACCCATAGAATTAAGCCAATACTTGTTGACGAAGCATGAATTGTGGAGCAAGAACTTCAAAACCTTGTTTTGTAGTCCAGCTACAAGTTGCGTTCATGATGTTACCATCATAAGTAGGCGCACCATTCCAAGCTAATGCACCACCATGAAGCTCGTCAATCATTCCGTTACCGTATTTGGTTTGAGAAGGAATATAACGAACATTCATTGCGTTGTCGTAACCACCACCAACGATAGGCACTCTCTCATTGTAAGGAATGTAGTAAAGTGATTTGTTGATAACAGTTTGTTGGAACAATACAGGTTGGTCTTGAATTGGCATTGTCATGTAGTTGAAGGTAAATCCACCATAGTTCAACTTATCTACCATCAAGTCAACCTCACGTCCATCAATTACCAAACGTGCAGATGTTACACCAGAAGAACCTAAGTTTTTCAGGTAAGTATCAATAGTTGTACGTGCAAGGCTGCTTCCGAACACTAATTGTTCTTTAGGCGCACGATTAGCAATCAATACTTGTACTGCGTTGTCAAGGTTTGCTTTCTGATAAGTACCTAATGTACCGTTTACGATAGTGTTACCGTAAAGTTCATTGTACTTATGCAAACCTCTTGTAGTTTGGATATTACCACCACCATTTGAACCGTTTGTGTAAGGGTCAACTAAAAACGCATTGCTATCAGCAAACGATGTAGTTGACATATCACCCGCAATGAAAGCGGCATTGATATGACCTTTCAACAAGATTTGCTTATCAATATGGTCTTTTACTGCAAAGTATGGTTGACCGTTGTAAGTGGTTTCTACAGTAGCTGCACTTTGAACGTCTGTAACTACTGAAATCTCACGGAAGATTTGATACTTGTTGAAGTATCTTGTCTGACCGAAACGTATATTAGTTTGGTTTACAGAGTTTTCACCTACTGCTACTGAAATGATAGAAAGTTTATCACCTATTGTAAGGGTAATGTTTACACCTGCAACTGATTTTGCATATACAGTATCAATTCCTGACGCAGTAACTACGTTAGTTACGATGATTGGAATTTCACCTGTTGGTGCTAAAAGAATATCATCCTTACGTGTCTGACCTGATGTAGCGGCTGTCAAAGTAAAGTTTACTGATACTGTACCACTACCGTTTACTGTACCACCTGTGGTATCCAAAAGTTTGAATAAACTTTCGTTTACATAAGTGTTGTAAAAGGGTTGACCTGTTTGGATGGGCTTCTTTTTGTTACCCAAATTAAGAATATCAGTCAAGTTATCTTCATTGTAAATGTCGGTAACTGTTTTTCTGATTTCCCTTGTGTCTAAGAACGAATCCAATGAGGATACGTACTGTTTATTAATTATACCTGTTGTTGCCATTGTTTTAATTTTTTAATGGTTTGGTTAATTGCCGCCAAAAGTTGTTGACTTCGCAGCACCCCACGCATCTTTAGGTGTTTGAGGTGTAACGGTTGGCGATTGCCCGTGTGGTCTGCGAGCATTTTGACCTTCTTCAACGATGGCTTTTAGTCCCATAGATTTACCGTAGTTAAAGATGTCTTTTTCGTAGTTTGGATTGAGGGCTACTAACGCAATTTTTTGCAGTTTTGCCACATCGGGAATTAATTTGCTTTCATCTGGCTCTCCCGGATTTTCAGCAATGGCTCTTACCCAATTTTTACCAAAGGCTACTGATTGCAGCATTTCAGGATTATCTACATTAAAGTTGAACGGGGCAACACCTTCTCCTAAATTGACACTAACTCTTTTAGCTTCCAATAAGGATTTTGTTGACGGGTGTTCGTTTACAAACTTCATGTAGGCATCATATTGCTGCCTTTGTTGTTCTTCTATTTGTTTTTGTTCAAGACTTGCTTGTAACGTATTAGCCTCTTGCTGTGTCGTTACAGTTGGTATTTGAAACTTCTTTTGTTCTTCAATTCTTTGCTGCCTTAAATTATAGGCTTTTGCTTGCAATAAGATTGCTCCATCTTCTTTTTCTTGTTCGTCTGCATTGTCGTGTTGATTAAATTCTTTACTAATCAACCTTTCAATTTGTTCTGCATTCAGATTTGGATATTGTTTCTGATATTCATTTTTAATAACATCTACATCTGAAACTTTATTCCAATCAAAGGCTTTTGCTTCAAGGTATTTATAAGGGTCATTCCCTTGTTTTCTGTATTCAATAAATTCAATGTCAAAATCGTCCAATCCCGCCTCTTTAAGTAATTCTTTTCTGTCGGCTGTTTTAATCGCCTCTTTCCATGAAACGGCATTTGCTTTTGGCTCTGCTTCTGTTACTATTGTTTCAGTAGTTTCAGTATCGTTCCCAAAAGACGGCATTGAAAATGAAGCGACATTTTCTTCTACAACTACCGTCTCTGCGGGTGCTGCTTCGGTAGCGGCTGTTTCTTGTACTGCTTCCGTTGCAGGAGTAGGGGCTTGTTCTTGAACTTCCACTACTGCGGGTGCTGCTGAAAATGTAGTCTTTGTAAAGACAGGTGCTTGTTGTTGCTGCTCTTGTTGTACTTCTACTGTGGCTACTTCTGACATAAAATGTTTATTTAATTAATAATTAGGCTGCCTTTTCTTTCTTTTTATCAGATTGAATTTTAGCATTTGCCTGTATTTCCTGTGCGATGATTTTAGCTTCCCCTGTAATCTTACTTGAAAGTGCTTTAGCATCTGCTTGTACTCCTGCTTCAACTTGGTCGCTTTGTTTTTTCATTTGTTCAGTAACGTAATTCCATTGACCTTTTACGTTTTCTGCTTCTATTTGAACTTGACCTTGCAACATGATTGTTTGCTGTTTTGCTTGTTCGATTGCAAGTGCCATTTGTGTTTGACCTTGATTGTTTTCCTGAATTTTCTGCATTTCAAACAATCTCATTTCTTCCTTACGCTTCTTAATTCTATACGCAAGAAGCATATCCGCTTGCTTCAAATTCCTGCAAGACATTATCAGTATCTTATCTTGCGGTTCAATCAATCCTTGATATTCTTTGGCGGTCAAACTTTGCCAAAACATTTGTCTTTCTTCTTCTGTCGGGCTATCTTCTAAAAAGATACCAAACTCATGTATTGAAATATTAGGATTAATTTCTAAGAATGAAACTGTTTCAGAACCCAACGCTTTTCTATACCCTGCTACCTTACCTAATTTTACTGCTATTTGAACCTTTGCTATAATAGCATCTGCAAGACTTGTCATTTGTCTTTTATCTGCGTTCATTAAAAGATAGAGAGCATTGTTTGTGCTTTCCATCATTCCAGCATTAGTAGAATTTAAGTTTCTTGGGTTAATAGTGCTACCGTCTGTTACTTCATTAAGACCTGAAATTTGACGCATCATGTCAATGATGGTAGCTAATTCATTTCTTAATTCCACAAAGGCTTGCAACTGACCGCTTGGCTCAATGCTAACGGGTTTGTAGTTTGGATTTCTGCTTAACAAATCGGTGCTTCTATACGGAGCAACAAAATTGCTTAAAATGAAGTCCATTATTTCCGCAGGGTCTTGTGCCTTACCACCCTTTCCGAAACTTACTGATTCCAATGCGTTAAAGTCCACATTCATAATGTATGGAACTAACTTATTGGCAAGGTTTTGCATACGCAACCAAATAAGACAACCTTGATCTGCAAGTGGAATAAGCCTTTCAGTAATACCCGTCCACTGCATACGGTAAAAATTCCATGCGTATAGCTGAATATCTAATGAAGTATCCCACCAATTTGACGGTTTACGAACCATGTTTTCAGATAGTCCATAATTGTAGATGAAGTCGGTATTTACTACCCACATACATTTGTAAACAACCGCTTTGGTTATTTTACTAAATTTAGGTTCTGCCGCACCCGTTTCGCCCGTTTCCGTCATTGGCTGCTCGTACTGTTCTTCCAAAGTTCCTGCGGGACTTACTGCCATGTTTTTGAACTTTGTCTTATTGAATCTTATGTTACCCCTGCCATCTACTTCTTCTTTGTAAAATGTAGTATTCCAATTCTTAAATTTAAAGTCTAAAACAAGGACTTTAAATCTATTGTAGTATGATGAAAGGTCGGCTGTGCCGTCCCATGCAAAGTATGGTTGGTTTCCGTATTTACCTGCAACTGTTTTAATAATTGTATCTAACTGTTCTCTTGTGAAATAAGGCACTAAATCTCCTACATATATTTCTCTGAAATAACCCCAATGTGTTAAGTCTGAAAAGTCGTTTTTAGTACAATAGGAAAGGAGTAGCATTTCGGGGTCTAATTCCTCTACTTTTACCATCCCGTTTTCATCAATATATTCAGTATAACCCCCTATTCCGTAATCAAAGTTATATTCGTTTGTCCTTTTTCTTCTTTCGTCAATATCGTTCTGCTGCATTATTAGGTCAATAGCGGATTCCGCTTCCATACTCATAACGTGCTTATAGCTGTATGGTGCTTCCATTTCTAAAGCATCCATATCTTGCGGCTCGTTAGGTTCGGGCATTAAAAGTGGATTATCGGCTAATTCAGAACCCATTTCTTTTGCTTTTTGACGCATAAGGATTTTCACCTTCATTTTATCAAAAAACAAATCTTCTTCACTTTTAGCCAATGCGTCCACTGCGGATGCTTGTATATCGTAACGTCTTTGAACTAACTTAGAGATAGCTATTTCTCTGTATTTACAGAGCAATGCAAGGGGATTCCAGTCACTTGTTAGCCAACTATTATCGGTTTGCTCATCGGGTAGTAGTAATTTTTTGTACTTCTGAATGGATTGTTTACCCATTGCGTACATCTTAATTTCTGCCATTTTAGCCCTGAAAGCATTAACAGGATTCATCGGGGCGTACCCTCTGCCATCATAGTAAGCGGCTTTACAGTATTGTAAAATCCACTTCTCGTTTTTTAGGCGTGGGTCTACGTTACTGTCGGGGTAAGTAAATGAATTGCCGTCCAATGGAATATGTTTTTAGATGATATTTTAAGCGAAAATTAATATCAAACCAAAAATAATTAAAATATGCTTAAATTTCAAAAAATATTTTAAGCATAAATTAATAAAAAATGGGTCAAAAACCGTTAAATAGTTCCCTACCCTGTAAAAGACTATCATAATTCATGTCGCACATGGCATTTTGGGAGTAACCGTTGTGCTGAATAGCGGCAAATGGATAGCATACATGAAAGTCCCCTAATCCACCTAATACCCTGTCAATATGTTCATCTGCGGGTACGGACAGGAACTTATCATAAAATTTAGAATGTACTATGTATAGGTGAAGTCCACTAAAACTTTTTACTTTACCATCTACTATATCTCCTAAGTAAATCCCTGAAAGATAAAGGTCAAATGACTGTGGTTTATTTTTTAAAAAGTATTGGAAAGAATCGGGGTGTGTAAATCTCACATCATCTTCGGCTATAATTATTTCGTCAAGTTTATGGTCTGTGGCATATTGAACGCAATTTTTATGGGCTTTGTTTATCCCATGCTTTACCCCCATCACATCATGTACGGAAGGCATTAATTCAAAATCATAGATACCCTGCTTTGATAATTCATTCATCAATAAATTAAACCTATCTTCTCTTTCAAAGTTATGAATGATTAGCAATTTCATTTTGCATATTTTCAAGATATTTTAAAGGTTACCTTTTTTTATAAGTAGCTTGTCCATGATTAAAGATATGTTAGTATTTTTTTATAACAACCCTCGTATGTATAAAAGTCATTGTAAATTGAACTTAAACAGTCTTGTTTGTTTATTATACACATCGGGTCTATGTTTGTTAAAATAAGGTCAATATAGTCTGATTCCGAACTATTTATGATAACACCAAAATCATTGAAATTCAAATCAAACGGATTCACAAATTCATCTGTTATTACAACAGGAATAGACCCAAACTGCATACTTTCTGCAACTCTAAAAGAATTTTTTCCGTAGCCCCTAAAGCATAATGTAAAAGTTGACTTGCTTATTATTCTGCAATAACTTTCTATATCATGATTATTAAATGAAACATAATAATTTGAATTATTAATTAATTTTAATGCACTATTACGTATTGGATGTGTTTTATTACCTATAAAATTAGCAATGTAATCATTTGAATGCTTAAATTTAAACGGATGCGGTTGGCACATTAACGGGATGCCTATTCCATCATTCGTACTCATGTTAAATTGCAGCACATCTAAATCTTTAAAATCTACTCCAACAGAATCATCGTATTGACTAATTGTAAAATATTTTTTACTTCTTGGCAATGAATCGATAAATTTTTGAAGTTTACTCATAGCGACAATATCATTGCCATAATCATTATTTACTTGATAAGCACACCAATAAACACCTAAATATTCCCTTTCTCTTTCTTCATTATATCTTTCTCCAAACCACCTTTCATATTCAATGAAATTGTTTGGTGGATAAACTGTATTAATTACAGGTTTAAATTCTTGTGGTACTTGTATCATATATTGGTAAATCTTTTATAGAGTGCATCAGTCCAACTATCTCCCACCCAAAATCCTGTTTCTACTCTTTCAAAACCACGTAGCAGCATAAAATAATCAAAGTCGTCAATAGTCATGCAACCTATGTAAGTTTGTACCTTATTCACTTCTGCAAGAACGTAATCAAACTGTTTAATATAATTCCCCATCCCTTCAATTACCAATGCCTCTACGCCCTGCAAATCAGCGTTTAAAAAGTTTAATCCTTCTATGTTTATTTCTCCATTATTTACTAATGTATCAATTCTATTTGTTTTCATTTTTACAGAATTGATATAATGCACTTCTGGGTGTATCTGTTTGTGTATGCCTAATTCAAGCATTGATGAACTTTGGCTTTCGTTGTTAGAGATATTAAATGTAACTTCTTCTCCATCAACATTACTTAAACAATAGTTGTACACATATTGGTTATGGTAATCTTCAAGATTTTTCTTTGCTTGTTCATATAC